AAAACTTCAGGGGCTTGAACTGTTAATCAGAAAACACACCAACAACAACTTCCAAAAGGTTAATTTCAGGGCTGTGTGTCCTGTGGAATCACAGAAGTTATCCACCGATTATGGCATGTTCCGGGTAGGTGACACAGTGATGATATCTCAATCCTTCTACAATGATGACTTATATCAGGTCATGGAGATAGAAGGGAACTATATCACACTTGATAAACCACTTGCAGACGAGCCAAGGGTGGTGGTGACTAAAGTGGAATATCCTTTGGATGTGAAGATGGGTGTCATCAATATGCTGAAGTGGGACCTTGAAAACAGGGACAAGGTAGGAATACAGTCTGAAACGATTTCAAGGCATTCTGTGACCTATTTCAATATGGATGGGGATAATTCCACCATGGGCTTCCCAAGGTCCTTGTTGGGCTTTTTACAGCCTTATAAGAAGGCAAGGTTCTAAGGGGGTGGCATCATGATTGGTGGAAACACAGAAGCATTGATTCAGGTTTGTGATGGTACCACAACCAATGACATTGGCGAACAGGTCCAGGCATGGACAGATGTGCAGAGTGTGAAGGGATGGCTTGATTATCAGTCAGGTGATTCCAAATACAATGTGTATTCAGCCAAGATTCAGGAATCCACTCACTTGTTCCTTTGCGATTATGTGCCTTTGGATGCTTCTATTTCGGCTGAAAACAGCCGATTGATTGTGAATGGTGAAAGATATGATGTGGTGCTGATTGATGACCCTATGGGGCTACACAAGCACCTAGAAATCTATCTGAAGTTCACAGGGGGGCAGTAACATGGTGAAGTTTGAAGATAACAGCATAAAAGTCAAGGCTGAACTTGATGATGCCTGCATTGCTTTCTTGCATGAAGCAGGGTTGACAATGCAAAGGCAGGCTGCAAATAACACCAGGGTGGCATCAGGTGATACAGCCGGGGCATGGGACTATGCAGTCGATAGAGGTCAACTTGAAGTGACAATAGGCAATCCAATGCAGAATGCCATTTGGGAAGAATTTGGAACCGGTGAATATGCACTGAAGGGCAATGGCAGAAAAGGTTGGTGGGTATATGTCAAGGACAGTGGCACATCAACAACAAGCAGTTCGCAGAACCAATACACCTTGGAAGAAGCCAAGGCTGTTGCTGCTTACCTTAGAAGCCAAGGCTTAGATGCGTATTACACAAACGGTAAAAAGCCTTCCAGGGCATTGCATAATGCCTTTATTGCCAAGAAGGATGCCATCATCCGGCAAGCCCAAAAGGTGCTGAAAGCGAGGTTTAAATAAGTGAGTAATGAAGCATTGAAAATCATTTCTGATGCTATGAAATCCCTGAAAATCAACTATGCCTTCATGGAATGGAAGGGTAAAGTGACATATCCCTATTTTGTAGGGGAGTACACCGAGAATCCACCAACCAATGAAGATGGAATGCAGGAAACAACATTCCTTATCACAGGCTTTTCAAGGGAATCATGGGAAGCATTGGAGAATACAAAAGAGAAAATCAAATCCTACTTTGACAAAGTGGGTGGGAAAACAGTCATGGCTGACAATGGTTCGGCAGTGGCTGTTTTTTATTTGAATAGTTTAGTGGTCCCCACCGGGGATTCAGAACTAAAGAAGATACAGATCAACTTATCTATTAAAGAATGGAGTGTGAACTAATATGGCATATGAAGAATTAAAGTCAAGCGGCATCACCGCAAATACACCGCAGAACATCATGCTTGGTGCAGGAACCATCCACAAGGGATTCACCCTGACTGATGGCAAGTGGAACTTTGAAGAATCCTTGATTGGTGCAACATCAGGTGGTTCTAAGTTCAGCATTGTTCCTGAATTTATGGATATTGAAGTGGATGGTGCATTAGTAAAGGTAAAGGGACTTCAGCAGAAGGTTGGCGAAACAGCAACCATGGAAGTGAACTTCGTTGAAATGACACCTGAACTTCTTAAGATGTGTGTTGTTGGTGACACCGCAGCTTCCACAGATTTTGAAGGTTACAATGAAATCACTTCAAGGGCTAGAATCCAGGAAAGTGATTACATTCAGAACCTTGCATATGTGGGCAAGAAAACGGATGGCACACCAATCATCATCATCTTCGACCAGGCAATTTGTACTTCCGGATTGGAAGTGGAAGGTAAGAACAAGGAAGCAGGTGTGTTTGCAGGCACTTTTGAGTGTGTGGCAGACCTTTCACCGGAAGCTGACACCTTACCTTGGCGCATCTTATATCCGACACCGACTGTGTAAAGGGGGATAAATCATGAGAGTGAAAGTTATTGTTCCTTTTAAGGATAGCAAGGCAAACAATAAGCTGCGCAAGCCCAATGAAGAATTTGACTGCACTGCGGAGAGATTCGCAGAAATCAAGAAGGCAGGCAATTTTGTTGTGGTGGTAGATCAGGAAGCGAAAGCTGAAAAGCAGTAAAAAGAAGGAGATTGAACAATGGAAAATACAGAAAAATCATATGAACTTAGACCACTTGTGGCATCTGATATGGGTGCCATTTGCAAAATCATTTCAGCAATTGGATTCCGTCAATTCAAGGATTGTTTCAAGGCAGAGGATTTGAAGGAAACCAAGAATGTTGAGCAGGTAGGAATTGCGGTGGTGTTTGATGTCGCAGGCATCATTATTTCCAATTTCTCCAGGGCTGAAGCTGAAATCCAATCCTTCCTTGCAAGCCTTACCGGTATGAAGGTTGCGGAGATTCAGAAGCTTTCCATTGCTGACTATGGCGAAATGATTATGGATGTAGTCATGAAAGAGGATTTCAGGGATTTTTTCAAACGTGTCATGAAATTGTTCAATCAGTAGGATATATCAAATTTATGGACTTGCTTGCCCAAAGGTACGCAAGTCCTTTTTTGATATTAGATGAATTTATCAGGTTAGGACAACTTCATGAGTTCACAATTGAAATTATGAAGAAAATTGCTGATGAAAAGGTGCATGATTCCCGGTGGCAATATTACCTTCACAAAGTGGATGGCATGTCTTTTGAAGATTATGTCAGAAGGTGCGAACAGCCACAGGATGGTGATGAATACATGTCACATGAGGAAATCGGCAATGTTATCAGCGAATCAAAGAAAATGGTGGAAGGTTTTATCCCTTCATAGGTGAGCATATGGAACTGTTTAGGCTATTGGGTACGATTGCCCTTGACAGTACAAATGCTAAAGCAGAAATCGACAAGTACATCCAAAAAGCAAAGGAAAGCGAAGCGGAAACTTCAGATGCCTTTGCAAAGATTGGTGGTGCAGCAAAGAAGATCGCAACAGGGATTGGTGTTGCAGGTGCTACCATTGGTGGTGCATTTGTCGCTGCTGTTGAAGGTACAAGAGAATACAGGCAACAGATGGGATTGTTGGATTCTGCTTATCAGACAGCAGGACACAGTTCCGAAGAAGCCAAAAACACATATTCAGCTTTGAATGCAGTATTGGGTGACACTGAACAAGCTGTGGAAGCATCACAGCATCTTGCCCTTCTTGCGGATGATGAAAAGGAACTAAGTACCTGGACAGACATCTGCACAGGAGTGTATGCGACTTTTGGCGCATCCCTTCCGATTGAAGGATTGGCAGAAGCTGCGAATGAAACAGCCAAGGTTGGTGAAGTGACCGGACCATTGGCAGATGCCTTGAATTGGGCAGGTATAAGCGAAGATGCCTTCAATGAGAAGTTGCAAGCTTGCACCGGTGAACAAGAAAGGCAGAAGCTTATCATGGACACCCTGAATAAGACATACAAGGATGCATCTACACAATACCAGGAAACCAATGCGGATATCATGGCATCAAGGCAAGCGCAGGAAAGGCTGTCAGATGCAATGGCAAGGGTGGGCGAGATTGGCGAACCGGTCATGACTGCCATCAGAAATGCCATTGCTTCATTAGCGGAAAAGGCAATCCCGGTGCTTGAAAGCATGGTGACATGGTTCAAGGATGCCATTACATGGATAAGGCAGAATGAAGAAACTGTGCAAGCATGGGTTGGTGTGATTATAGGCGCAACAACAGCCATTGGTGCATTCATTTTGATTATTTCCTGGGGGAAAATCATGACAGCAGCAGCCAATGCAATCAAGGTGGTTAGATTGGCAATGCTTGCCTTCAATGCAACCTTGCTTGCAAATCCAATAGGATTGGTTGTGGCAGCACTTGCAGGGCTTGTGGCTGCATTCGTGTATCTGTGGAACAATTGCGAAAGCTTCAGGAAGTTTTGGATTGATCTGTGGAAGGTCATAAAAAAATATGCTTCCGAAGCATGGAAGGCAATTGTGAAGTATTTCCAAGATGCATGGAAGTCAATCAAGAAAACATGGTCTGCGGTGAAAGGGTACTTCCAGGGAATATGGAAGGGCATCAAAAATGTTTTTTCATCAGTCGGTTCATGGTTTTCTTCCAAGTTTAAATCTGCATTGAATGGTGTGAAATCTGCATGGAATGGGGCGAAGTCCTTCTTCAGTGGGATTTGGTCGAACATTCGGAACACCTTTGCTTCTGTAAATTCATGGTTCCGCAGTAAATTCCAAAGCGCATGGACATCCATCAAGAATGTCTTTTCAGGATGGGGTTCCTTCTTTTCCGGCTTGTGGTCCAAGGTGAAAAGCAAGTTCGGTTCAATCGGTTCTTCTATTGGAACTGCAATGGGAAATGCAGTGAAGAATGGCATGAATGGTGCTTTGTCGAAAGTCGAAAGTGCGATCAACA